TGCAAATCAACAACACGCGGATGGGTTGGTCAAGCAAACCTTTTGAGGTTGTAAGTGCAAACATTGCTTTTGGCGAGACTGTTGGCGTTGACATTGATTTGCGCGAAGTCTCTACTGACGTCTACGATTGGTCTACCAGCGAAGAACAGACATACGACCCAGCACCAAACACAAACCTGCCAAGTGGCTTTGTGTCTGAACCAGTGGGTATAAGCATTACAGACACTTTAGCTATTAGCGCCGAAACTATCATTACACAGCTAGTTGTTACAGTAACAGGTAGCGACGTGTTTGAAGATAGATTCGAGGTTCAAGCCAAACCTTCTACTTCTGACGATTTTTTAAACTTAGGCCAAGCCTCTGGAAATATATTCCAGCTTGCAAACGTTATTGATGGGGCTATTTACAATGTAAGAGCCAGGGCAATCAACGTTTTTGGCGTTCGCTCTGAGTGGGCTACCGGTAACCACGAGGTTATCGGCAAGACTGCGCCTCCTGAAAACGTTACAGAGTTAACCGGCAACCTGATAGGCAATCAATATTTACTGACTTGGAACGCTGTACCAGACCTTGATTTGTCTTACTACCGTGTTCGCTACGCATCACCAGACAGTGGTGGTAGCTACGAAAACTCGGTTTCTCTTGTTCCCAAGGTATCTCGCCCAGCAACTTCTGTATTTGTGCCAGCACGAAACGGAACTTACTTTGTTAAAGCCGTAGATAAGTTAGGCTTGGCATCCATCACTCCAACAAGTATTGCTTTAGATACAAACATTGCAGCGGTTGAGTCTCTTAACCTCATTCAAACAATCAATGAAGCACCAGATTTTAACGGCACGTTTGATGACACAGTAGAATTGGATGAAGACGATGCTTTAGTGCTAAACACCAGCGTGTTGTTTGACGCTGTTTCTGGTGATTTTGATGACGCAAGTGGTTTATTTGATGGCGGCTCCGGTAACGTAGATGCATTTGGCTACTACTACTTTGCAACTGACGTTGACTTGGGCGCAATTTACATATCACGTTGCACAGCCTACGTTAAACACACACGCTTAGATTACGTTGTATTGTTTGACTCGGCCGAAGGTTTGTTTGATGACCGGCAAGGCGACTTTGAAGGCGATGTAAACGCTTTTGACGATACAGACGTACAAATAGAGGCAAGGCATACACAGGACAACCCAAGCGGCACGCCTACGTGGTCGGACTGGCAATCGTTTGCAGTTACTGATGTAAGGGCACGCGCCATTCAGTTTAGGGCTAAATTAAGCACGACAGACCAACAAGCCACACCCAAAGTTACTCAGTTGAGCGTTAACGTTGACATGCCTGACCGCACTATATCTGGGAATGATGTTGTTTCTGGTGCTGGCGCAAAGGTTGTAACGTTTGCTCAAGGCTTTAGGGAAACACCGGCAATCGGCATTGGGGCGCAGGATATGCAGACAGGCGACTATTACGAAATCACCTCAAAGTCTCGCACGGGGTTTACAATAACCTTTAAAAATTCATCTGGTACGGCTGTAAGCCGAAGTTTTGATTATGTAGCCAAAGGCTACGGAGTGGAGTTATAAGATGTCCCAACATGATATGAGTATTGCGAATCAGGGTTTTCCAGCTTTTCGCGCTGACTTAAACGACGCATTGCCAGCATTGGCAAGCAACAACTCAGGCGCAACAGAGCCTGGCGCTATGTTTGCCCATCAATGGTGGGTTGATACATCTGCGACACCAAACCTGCTTAAACAACGCAACGCCGACAATGACGCATGGATAACCTTTGGCAGCCTTGACCAAGCAGCCGATACCTTTACTCTTACGGGTGGGTCTGCGGGTGCGTTTACTACGCTGTCAGCATCAGGAACCTCTACGCTAGCTGCTGTGAACTCTGGGGCGCTAGCAGTAACCGGAGCTATCTCCTCCACAACCGACGCAACCCTGTCCGGCTTAACAGTAGGCAAAGGTGCAGGTGCAATAGCGACGAATACCGCAGTGGGTTCAGGTGCTTTAAATGCTAACACCACGGGCATCAACAACACAGCCAGCGGGTTGAACGCACTCCTCGCCAACACCACAGGCAGCCAAAACACAGCCAGCGGGGTGAGCGCACTCCTCGCCAACACCACGGGCAACAACAACACAGCCAGCGGGCAGAACGCACTCCTCGCCAACACCACGGGCACTCAAAACACAGCCAGCGGGCAGAGCGCACTCCGCCTCAACACCACAGGCAGCCAAAACACAGCCAGTGGCAGGGACGCACTCTACAGCAACACCACAGGCAGCAACAACACAGCCAGCGGGTATCAAGCGCTCCGCAGCAACACCACAGGCAGCTTCAACACCGCCAACGGGTTTAGCGCACTCTCAAACAACACCACAGGCGGTAGCAACACAGCCAGCGGGAGAGACGCACTCTACTACAACACCACGGGTAGCAGCAACACAGCCACCGGGCAGAGCGCACTCCGCCTCAACACCACAGGCAGCCAAAACACAGCCATCGGGCGCAACGCACTCCAGGACAACACCACAGGCAACAACAACACAGCCAGCGGGCGCGAAGCACTCTTCAGCAACACCACAGGCAGCTTCAACACCGCCAACGGGTTTAGCGCACTCTCAAACAACACCACAGGCGGTAGCAACACAGCCAGCGGGCAGAGCGCACTCAATACCCCAGTAACAGGCTCTAACGCAACAGCCATTGGCTTTGAATCCCAGCGTTATGCCAACGACACCGCAACTGCTTATACCAGCACCAACACATCAGTGGGTTTTCAGTCACTCAGGGGGTCTACTACTGCGGCTAATAATACGGGGTTGGATAATACCGCTTTGGGTTATCAGGTACTTCTCAACAACACCACAGGCAGCCAAAACACAGCCATCGGGCGCAACGCACTCCAGGACAACACCACGGGCAACAGCAACACAGCCATCGGGCGGATCGCACTCTTCAGCAACACCACGGGCAACTTCAACACAGCCAGCGGGGAGAACGCACTCCGCAATAACACCACTGGCGTTAGCAACACAGCCAGTGGGTACCAAGCACTCCTCTCCAACACCACAGGCGGTAGCAACACAGCCAGCGGGCGCGACGCACTCTACTACAACACCACGGGCAGCAACAACACCGCCAGCGGGCGGGACGCACTTCTCAGCAACACCACAGGCAGCGGAAACACGGCCATCAATCCGCTTAATTCAGCAGGCAGCTACGCTCCAGTTTTTAACCCCACAACCGAAAACGATCGTTTTTGCATGGGGTCAACTGGAGTCACTAATGCCTACATTCAAGTGGCATGGACAGTGGTGTCCGATGCGCGGGATAAGATTAACTTTGCACCTGTACCGCATGGCCTTGAGTTTGTTAAAGCGTTGCAACCCACAGCGTATCAATTCCGTACCGCACGGGACTCTGAAGAAACCAACGGAGGAGTGCGCTATGGCTTCAAAGCCCAAGACGTGCTGGCGCTTGAAGGTGCTAACCCGGTCATCGTAGACAACGAAGATGCAGACAAACTGCGCATGATTGATACCGCTTTGATTCCAGTACTCGTTAAAGCCTTGCAAGAACTGAATGCAAAGTTTGACGCTTATGTTTTAACCCACCCTTGAAAGTAAACCATGATTATTGAAAACACCCCTGAGCAAATCGCAAAGCACTACTCTTCCGCAATGGACAGTGTCAGCCTCATCAACGCTGGTCAACCTGAAGGCACAACTGACGAAGACTGGGCTGACACAGTATCACGCAACGTAGAGCATTTGCAGATTATGCTGGACAAGACGTATTGGACGGATGAAGATTTAACCCCGCTACAAGCCTTGGTAACTTAACATAAAATGAACTAACTAGCACTGGGCGGCAGTGTGGTTTGAACCTTTGTTAGACCCTTACGACCCCAGCGGAGACCATATTTAAAATGGAAAACATAGACCCGATTCAATACGGCCGTTTGATTGCTCAAGTTGAGAACTTGACAACTAAAGTC